AAGAAAAGAGAAATGGAATTTAAGGTCTTACTTAAAGATAAATGGTTACACTATAATGGAAAAATGTCCAAAGAAGATATCGACGATAGAGGTTGGGATTATGATCCATTAAATGGATTAAAGGTATTAAAAGGGGATATGGATTATTACTATGATTCAGATCCTGATATTCAAAAAGCTCAAGCTCGTATTGAGTATCTTAAAACCACTGCAGATACATTAAAAGAAATTTTAGATAATGTTAAGTGGAGACATCAAACTATTAAAAATATGATTGAGTGGAGAAAGTTTACTAGTGGTATTTAAATGGACATAGTGACAGTTAAGAAACTTAACGAAACCTTTATACAGATACTAACTGATCCTGGTATCGAGCAAGAGTTAACAGAACACTTCTGTTTTTACGTTCCAGGGTATAAATTCATGCCAGCGTATAAAAATAGGATGTGGGACGGTAAAATACGCTTGTACGATCTTAGGCGTAAGACATTGTATGGTGGATTGTTCCAATACCTCAATGAATTCTGTGAAGTTAGGGACTATACCCTGAAGATAGAGGAAGATGAGTACTATTCAAGGCCTGATATTGAACAAATTATTGATATTGAAGGGTTTATGAGTGAATTACGGCCTAGCGTGAACGGTAAGGGTATTATCCCCCATGACTATCAACTTACGGCACTCTCGCTCTTGCTTTCAAAAACTAAAAGCCTTCTACTATCACCAACGGCTTCTGGAAAGAGTTTGATTATATATTTAGCTGTTAGATATTACCTAGAGACGTATGATAACAAAGTCCTTTTAGTAGTACCAACGACGTCACTTGTCGAACAGATGTATTCTGACTTTAACGACTATTCTCAACTTGAGGATTGGAATGTAGAAGATAACTGCCATAGAATATACTCAGGTAAAGAAAAATATAATATAAAACCTAGGGTTATTATTACCACATGGCAATCAATATATAAGATGCATCATGAATGGTTTGAACAATACGGTATGGTTATAGGAGATGAAGCACATTCCTTTAAAGCTAAGTCATTAACATCAATACTAGAAAAATGTACTGAAGCTAAATACAGAGTAGGTACTACAGGAACCCTTGATGGTACATTAACTCATCAGTTAGTTTTAGAAGGTTTGTTTGGACCTGTGCACAAGGTTACAACAACCAAAGAGTTAATGGATAAGAATACATTAGCACAGTTAGAGATTCAGGTATTGCTTTTAAAGTATGCAGACGAGTATTGTAAACTTGTAAAGAAAATGAAATACCACGATGAGCTAGATTTTATTGTAAAGTACGAACCACGGAATAATTTTATTAGTAATTTAGCTTTAGACCAAGATGGAAACACACTTATACTATTTCAATTTGTAGAGAAGCATGGTAAACCATTGCACTCGCTTTTACAGGATAAGATAAGTAAACTACCTCGTTCCGAGGAAAGGAAATTATTTTATGTCTCAGGAGAAACCGATGTCGATACTAGGGAGAAGATTAGATCAATCACAGAGCAACAAGATAACGCAATTATTGTTGCTTCCATGGGTACTTTTTCTACTGGGATTAATATTAAGCGTCTTCATAATATCGTATTTGCTTCACCGAGTAAGTCTCAAATTAGGGTTTTACAAAGCATAGGAAGAGGGCTAAGGAAGAGCGCAGATGGTATAAATACTAAAGTGTACGATATTGCAGATGACCTACATTGGAAGAACAAGAAGAATTACACATTAGAACATGCAGGTGTACGAATTAGCATATATAGTAAAGAGAAGTTTAATTATAAAATATTTGAGATAAAAATTTAATGGATATATCGGTAAGACAATTTAAATTATACAGTGGTGAAGACATCATCGCTTTGGTTAACAAAGTTGATGGTGAAAATTACGTTGTCGAAAGACCATTTAAACTTATTCAAAATTTAGTAGGTCAATACCAATTAACACCATGGTTCCAATTTTCGGACCAAACCCTATTTAAAATACTACGATCGAGAATTATACATTCAGCAGAAATTAGTGCAGAAATAAGAGAAGCCTATATTAGTATAGCTTCACAGAAAAGAACTTTGGAGACGCCTGTCGGCGATTCGGACTCTGAAGGTTTAGAAGAATATGTCAGAATGTTAAGAGACATCGATCCTACCAGCGATATGGAGGAACCATCAGTTGATGATGAACCAAAGGAACGAACAATACATTAGCTTTATATTACCCTCCCTCGGAACCACTCTATTATTATACCACGTTTTCTGTAATTTGTACAGGACTTTCTGCAATAAAAGGCAATTAAAATGATATATAAACCTGATCAAAATGAGATGATGTTTTGCGACTATAGAATACATCGAAAGAATAAAGCATTAGTAATCGATAAAGATCTTAACATTCAAAAGTTTTTTAACTTTAATGATGGGGACACCCTACGCGTTAGCGTTAATGAAACAGACGATGGATTAATGCAAACAACATTCACAAAACTATGTACAAATGAATGATTTTATGGTATAATAGTACCTATACAACATTAATAATGGAGATTTAACTATGGCAGATCCAAAGCAAAAGCCACACTATATTAATAACAAAGAATTTTCACTCGCTGTAGTTGAGTATGTTACTAATAAAAATAAGTTGGAAGAAGAAGGTAAAGAAACCCCTAAGGTTACTAACTATATTGCCTCTTGCTTCTTAAAAATATCAGAAGGTTTATCCCACAGACCAAACTTTGTAAGATACACATACAGAGAAGAAATGGTTATGGATGCAGTAGAAAATTGTTTAAAGGCTATTTCTAATTACAATATTGAAACAGCAACAAGAACTGGAAAGCCAAATGCGTTTTCTTACTTTACTCAAATTTGTTACTTTGCGTTTATTCGTAGAATTACAAAGGAGAAAAAACAACAAGATATTAAATTTAGGTTTATTGAAAGAATGGGTATTGAAGATTTTGCTCAAATGGGAATGGATGATGCAGGTGCACAACAAACCATGGAGTATGTCGATACACTAAGACAAAGAATTGCTAAGGTTAAAACTTCTGATGAAAAGATTAAGAAATTTGCTAAAGCAGAAAAGGATTTAGAAAAACTAGAATTGTTTATGGTATAATATGAAAGTAGCTATTTTAAATGACACACATTGTGGTGTAAGAAATTCATCAGATATATTTTTAAACTATCAAAGAAGATTTTACGAGGAAGTATTCTTTCCTTACTTAAAAGAACATGATATTAAACAAATACTTCACTTAGGCGATTATTACGAACATCGTAAATTTGTTAACTTTAAAGCTCTTAACCAAAACCGTAGAGACTTTTTAGAACCAATGCGAGATGCTGGTATTACTATGGATATTATACCTGGTAATCATGATGTGTATTTTAAGAATACCAATGAGCTTTGTTCTCTAAAAGAATTACTAGGTTATTTTACATCTAATGTTAATATTATTATGAAACCTAAAGTATTGGATTATGCTGGTTGTGGTGTTGCTGCAATTCCATGGATTAACAATTCTAACTATGCTGAATACACAAAGTTTCTTAAGAACTGTAAAGCTTCTATAGTAGGAGCACATCTTGAGTTAAAAGGTTTTGATATGATGGCAGGTATATCTAATCCTCACGGTATGGAGTCTGATATATTCCAAAGATTTGAGCTAGTGTTATCAGGACATTTCCATACAAAATCATCTAGAGGACCAATTCATTATCTCGGTTCACAGTTTGAATTTACTTGGGCAGATGTTGATGATCCAAAATATTTTCACATATTAGATACAGAAACCAGAGAGATTACACCTGTACGAAATCCTATTACAATGTTTAAAAAGTTTGTGTATGACGATGAAACTCATGATTATTCTGATATTGATATGGAACAATTTAAAGAAAAATTTGTTAAGATTATAGTATTAAATAAAAACAATCTATACATGTTTGATAAATTTATCGATAAGTTACAATCTATTGAAACATACGAATTAAAAATAGCAGAAAACTTTGAGGAATTTTTAGGAGATAGTGTTGAGGACGATAAAGTTTCCCTTGAAGATACTACTGTTCTACTAGATTCATATGTTGAAGCAGTCGACACTGAACTAGATAAAGATCATTTAAAAGTTGAATTGAGAAAGCTTTATACCGAAGCTCAGAACCTAGAGGTCGTATGATAAATTTTAAATATGTTAAGTGGAAAAACTTTTTGTCCACTGGAAATGAATTTACAAAAATACAATTAGATAAAACACCATCTACTCTTATAGTAGGATCAAACGGAGCAGGTAAATCTACATTACTAGATGCATTATCATATTCTCTATTTGGTAAAGCACACAGAGATATTAAGAAAGATCAATTAGTTAATTCTATTAATAAAAAGGGTACTGAAGTAGAAGTTGAATTTGAAATTGGTGGAGTTGATTTCAAAGTCAGAAGAACTATTAAACCTACTAAGTTTGAGATATTCCAAAATGGTAAAATAATTAATCAAGCAGCAAATGCTAGAGATTATCAAAAGTTTTTAGAACAAAATATACTTAAATTAAATCATAAATCGTTTCACCAGGTAGTAGTACTAGGTAGCAGTTCCTTTATTCCTTTTATGCAATTACCACCATGGTCGCGTAGAGCAGTCATTGAAGATTTATTAGACATTAACATTTTTAGTAAGATGAATGGTCTATTAAAGGAAAGGAATTCTAAAATTAAGGATGAACTAATAGATTTAGATCATAACTTAGAATTAGTAAAGTCTAAAATACAAAGCCAAACTAAATATATTAAAGATCTTCAAGGTATTAATCAAGATATGATTGATGCTAAGTATGCTACGATGAAAGAGCATAAAACAGAAATCCAAGGATATGTTAGTAAGTCTGCAGAGCTTGGTGAAAATTTATCTACGAATCTAGAAGAAATTAACAGATCATATTCAGTTACTGATTCTGATATCAGACAGCTTCAAAGAAAAGAACATGAACTAACTGATAAAATAAAAGGTATGGTCAAAGAAGCTAGATTTTATGAAGACAACGATCATTGCCCTACATGCGATCATGACCTAGAGGATAGTTTTAAAGAAACTAAACTTACTCAAATTAAAGAAGAAGCTAATAAAATCCAAAACGAAATGTCTAAGGTTGTGAAACAGATTAGCTTCCTAGAAAAAGAAGCAACTCTTGCTAAAAAGACACTAGAGCATTTACTGAAAAAACAAAATCAAATAACCACGAATAACGAAGCTGTAAGTTTACTACAAAAAGAAATTGATAAAATCCAAAAAGACATTAGAAGTCTTAATGGCCAATCAGGTGATATAACTACAGCAAAGACTGACCTATCAGATCAAAGAGAAAAGAAAGATAGTATGACAGAAAAGAAATTGTCATATGTAGAAGAAAGAACATACAACGAAGTTATAGGTGAAATGCTTAAAGATACTGGAATTAAAACCAAAGTTATTAAGCAGTATTTACCTGTAATGAATAGATTCATAAATCAATATTTACAAGTATTGGATTTCTTTGTAGCTTTTCATTTAGACGAAGCATTTAACGAAACCATTAGGAGTCGTCATAGGGATGCATTTAACTATTCATCGTTCTCAGAAGGTGAAAAACAA